GCTAAAACACCGCCTCTCTCTGTATCAGGTTTTCAGAAACATATCCTCTGACCTTTCTTCTAAGTTCCCTCAGACTTTTGCTGTAAGAGGTCGGAATAATGGAACCGTCATAAATATCTCTTGCGTAATACCGTCCTGTTTCTGCGTTCCGAAAAGGAAAACAATATCCGTTTTCCCAACGCCTGTCCCATATTTGCTGTTCCATATTGGACGGCTTATGACTGGATCAATCGGTTAAGCTGTTCCGCTTGTTTGTCCGCTTTGTTTTTAAGTTCTTGAAGAGCGATATTTTCCACAGACAGGCTTTTAATTTTTGCATCGTTTTCTTCCATTTTCTTTGAAACTCCGCTACTGATATTCTTTAGCTTGCTTACCGCATCGGTAAAAAGTTTGGTTGCTTCTGCCAGTTGGCTTGCAAATGACTGAGGTTTTTCGATCTCTTGGGTTTTGGTTCGCCCACTTAATTTTGAAAACATAGTTTTTAGTCTTTGATTTTTATATACTCTGAATATTTGATTTCCACGTATGGATTGTCACTTGAAATAGTCTGGTGTATCGCTTTCACTTTCCATCTCCACCAAAGGAACTTGTGCTTGTATTCGATCCAGAATGCCTGATTAAGAGTAACGGGCAGATTGATTTTCCCCGTCAGCCTGTCGTTCTCAATAATCCCGTTGATTTTCAAATACGGGGTATCCATCTTTACAGCCTTTAAGAAAACTGGAACGGTATCTCTTATCATCACACTGTCCTTTATTTCCGCATCAATGGGAGCATCCACTTCCACATTGTGTTTCGCTGTCGCTTCCAGATCCTTTATTCTTATCCCCAGTTTCTTTATTTTTTCTTCATCTTCAGCCCTGAACCGTTTGTATTCATCCAAAGACATGGTTAGTGTTTTGATGTCCAGTGCCATCGTTGAAGAATCAGCCTGTATTCGCCGGACTTCCGACATAAGAGCTTCAGTATTGGACTTATAACTGTCTTTTTCTTCGATGAGTCTTTGGCGTGATCTTAGAAGTGAGATTGTGATACCTGAAAGAACAGCGATAATCAAGAAGGAGTATTTATTCATCAGCCTTTGGTATAAACACTCCTTCTTGGGTTATACATCCCACGCAACTGGTAACAAACCCTTCAGGAGCCAGTTGCCAGTTTTTTGCCCATTCCTCCACAACGGTCGTCTTGTGCGGACAATTACCGAATCTTGATTCGACATAGGTATACGGGTGCGTCATTTTGCTATGCTCGTCCGGGAATTGCGCTTTTATCTTCACATCCTCTTTCCACTGTGGCATCCTGATATAACCGGCTTTCTTTTCCTGAAGCATGTAGTAGGCGAGGGGGTAAGGAAGCGCATTGCAGGACATGTATTTCTTCTTTTCGAAATCAGATTGGCTGATCCACCCCATGTGCCCGGATTCATCTTTGATAAGATAGCCTTCTTCCAGCGAATCCTCTTCTTTTCCAAGCATCTTTTTCATAAACTCTTTCTTGGTCATTTTCTCGACCTCGATACATTCTACTCTTACAAATTTTTCCATTGTTATGTAAATTATAAAGTTTTGATTGACTGACTGGGGATGAACCATTCATCTTCTTCTTGAAACGGCTCTGTAAATTCTACAATGTATCCCGGATTTTTTCTTTGCGATTGGTCAAGCGATTCGATGATACGCCCCATTCGACCAATCAATCCTTCCAGTTTTAATTTCCTTAATTCTTTTGAATCAACAATTTCAATTATCTGATTAATCATCGGTTTGTTTATTTAACGTATAGAAGTTCAAACTCATCCTTTCTCCTTTGTCTGATAGAGGGAATCACTTTATTTTTATATCTGCAAAATGAAACGTATTCTTTATAGAAATCCCTGTTTCCGCTTCTTATTTTTCGTATAAGCCGGCTGGCTGGTTTGTTTTTATATCCTAAGATATTATATTCTCCTACATTATAAGCCAACACTCCAAGAATCAAAGAATCCTTTCCATATTTTCTGAACACGCTGCATTTTTGTAGTAGGTCTTTTCTTAGAAGAGAATCAGCAAATTCTTCAGAAATATCGTGATTGAAAGTGTCACTTTTCAATAATCTGTGACCGTATCCGACATAGTATTTGTGTCGCCGGTCATGCCATCCTTCTTTTTGCTTAATCAGTTCTACCGCCATGTCAAATTTGGAAATTTTGTTTTCCATTTTATGTTTTGGAATAGAAGTGGTACTGTTACAAGCCGGCTCTACTGTAATAGAAAAGAAGAACAGGGTCAAAATAAAAACTTTTATCTTCAATATATTATCGGTTTTGGTTATAATTTACTCTGTATATTATCGCATATTTAGTTTGTTATTTTACGGGTTAATTTTTATTATAAACACTCGAAAAAATAACAATAAAAAAAAGAACCACAAAGCAAATGCGGTTCTTTTTGGCGGCTTATCGGGAATTTTTCAAGATTTCCTTAATATCCCTTCTCATCTCTTTTAAATCGTCCTGCATGGACGTAAACTGTTGCATGGTAGCTTCAAATACGGTCTTATCCACCTTGATTGCATCAATCTTCTGATATTGGTCTTCCAGTTTGGATTCAATACGATCACACCTGTCTGCCAGTGAATCTATTCTGGCGGTATTATTGAGGTGTTGGACGTACATCGAAATCAGGAAAGAAGCGACAATCGTAAGGGATTTGATATTGTCGCTTATGAATGTTCTGATTTGTGGCATAGGTCATTCAAGCGTTAGAAGGACTGACAATGCTTTGGAAACGGATTCTATCAGCCTGACCGCCGCTTCCGAATCCCTCAGTCCGTATAATGCCAGAATGATTATGATGGCCATGTAAACATTTTTTTCCGTCCGTTTAGCTTTCGTGCCTTTCTTCTTCTCCATTGTTTTCTTTCTGAGGAACTATAATATTAAAGATGATACCATTGTCGCCACCCCCTTCGATCTTCAGTTTTGCTTCCTGGGCGTGTTTGATCGGGTACAGATCCATCAGTGCTTTTGCCGCATTGACCGCCACGGCCCGAAGTGGAGCCGGGGACAAGTCCATTCCCCATTTGTCCTTGTATTTGGCGGTGGAAGTTTCTTCCATCACCGCTTTGAGAGTTTCGGTAACTTGTAACTTTACAGCGATAGCCTCCGTATCGGTTTGCTGTTGTTCACTTAATTTCTTGATACGTTCCGAGATATGAGGTTTGCCAAGCAGCCGCCTGCTTTTTAGACTGACACCTGAACCGGAATCCTGAAATGCTTCCCTATAGCATTTACAGTGCTGTCCTGCAAATTCCCTCCCACCGTTTATATACAGGTCGCAGAACAGGCTTTCCGCTTTCGTCAGTCCCAGTTCGTTCTTTAGCATCTCGGACGCAGATACCTTATTTTCCTTTTTCATAGAATTGATATTATTAAAGCCCAACATAGAACAGGTTGTGTCATGTCGGGCTTTTATTAAGAATAGGGTGTTTGTTATGTATCGGTTTGTTCTTTTTCACTGGTCACAGCCGCCACCTGTTCTTTTGCTATATCGGGTTTCAGGGAGATAAGTTGCTCCATCAGTGCTTGGTAAAAGACATCGGCCAAAGCATCGGCACAGGCTTCCGCATCTGCCAGCGAGTTGATAAGACGCATATTGAAAGACACATCCAGATCGTATCCGGTAATAGCCGCCATCATCTCGTTTCCGTCATATCCGAGAACCCCGTATCTCATCCTTTCGTCTTTTCTGAACGATACGGTTTCATTTTCTTCCGTCATACATTTAGATTTTAAAGTGTGTTCTTGATTTTTCCTTTTTCTGAAGTCCTGCACCCGTAGATGATCCGTCTGAATTTCTCAGTCGGTTGGAACAGACGATTGCCACGTTAAGAGTAGCGGTAACATCCGCATCCGCATCATGGGCATCGTCCAATTCGATACCGAGTCGTTCTGCCAGCAGTTCCAGTTTGTACGATGTCACTTCCGGATCACCGGCAAATGTGAGCTTGCCTAAGTCTATCGTGTCTACATAATGAGGCTGGAAGTTCCCCCAAAAGTCAGTGATTCCGGCAAAAACCTTGGCAAATTCCTTCAGTTTGCCTCCATAGGCCATAAGTTGCTGAAGGAAACCGCAGTCAAAAACAATGTTCTGCCCGATAAGAAACGGCTTTGCGGTCTTTGATTTGGAAAGGGTGTTTCTTGTGGCGAAATCAATCACGTCACTTGCCACCTGTTCGACATCAACTCCTTTTTCATACAACATATCCATTGAAATATCCGAGTAGGTAAGAGCTGCTTCCTCATATTTCATCAGTTGCCCTTCCTCTTCCTCAATTTCCCTTTTGTTTTTCAGAACCTTCTTTCGTGTCTTGCCCAAAATATCGCTCTTGTGTTTATAGGGGTAGATATAATTCATGTAAGTGTCTATAACCTCCCATGTATCGAGCCGTACCGCTTTCATTGCGATCTGGGTACAAGCTCCGTTTTGTGGGTCTAAATCTCCGGTTTCAAAATCGAGTACAATCCCGACAAAAACGGTCGGTTCGCTTTTTGGTGCTGCCATAATTAAAGTTTTGGTTTATAATTTATTGATTTCACTTAATATTTTATTCTCAAATTCTTCTATTGTCCCATCATTGATGATGATACAATCATAAAAACTATCGTTTATGTGAATACGTCTTTTGTCCCTCGCTAATCTGTCCGGCTCGATCCCTCTTTTAATGAGCGTTTCTTCCGAGCATTTCACTGCGACAGGGACAATGAGGTATCTGTTCCCGAAATCCTTGACAAGACATTCCAGTCCTGCCTCGTCAATTACATAGGTGCAAATTCCACCTTTAGGAACCTGGCTGTGGAGAGCGAAATACTGTTCACCTCCGAATACCGTGTATGCCAGCATATCGTCCCCTTCCGGCACTTGTTCGCTTCCAATAAAGAAATGTTCCACGCCATCGGTTTCACCGGGTCTTTTGCGTCTGGTCGTGTATGACACGATAGTCGGAATGTTCATTTTCTTTCTAAGGAACTCGGCCATATAGGTTTTACCGTTTCCCGATCTTCCAACGATGGCAATAATTACAGGTTTCATTCAGTTTCTCTTTCTATAAGCATGTTGTTTAATTGTATATGGTTAGTAATTCACTTGATTACAATTCTCAGACATTGAACAGCATGGAAGACTTGTATGTCTGCAAGCAATGACAACCGGAATAGTCGCTGTATTTAATTATAGCTGACACGATAATCATTTTGTTCTTTGACTGAATAATTTTATCACGGTTCGCCTTGTAGAAATCATCCCACATCACCAGTTCGATAATATCGTTATTCTGTTGCAGTTTCAGTTTGCAGAAAGTTTTCTTCTCGCCTGTTTTCTTGTCCTGATATTCCACTTCGTCATGTTCCAGAACGGTTGCGCATACGGCTATCCGTTTACCTTCGCTTTCTTTAAGAAAAGCATCCTTGATTGTCATATAGGAAGCTCTTCCCCTTATATGCTGTTTGGCTTCCGAATTGTCATATATTCTCCTGTAATCAACGGAACCGATACCTGATACCTCGATCTGAAGCATTGACCAGAAATAGTGTTTGTCTGTCATGTCGGATGGGAAATCCTCTTCTTTCAGATCAAACCCCAATTCTTTGGCTGCTACACAAAGAATCCTGTATCTTTCCGGAAGCGACTTGACGTTTTCAATCTTATCGAAGCATCCTGCCAGAATAAGATGTTTCACGTGCCGGGCATTTACTGGAACTTTTCTTGCTTCTTCCTCGTTATCGGGGTCATCCCAGTATTCGTACTTTTTAAGTTTGTACTTGAATATGCGGTGGATGAAATTCTCGATGGA